TCAAGGGCGAGAACTACGACAACGACAAGGATCTGCAATGGCTAAAGGGGCTTGAAGTAAACGGGTTCCTGTTCGAAGAGATCAACGAATGCCAATACGCAACCCTTGACATCGCATTCGGCAGGGCGGGCCGGTGGAAGTGCGACCCGATGCCGTCACCTATCATCCTTGGAACCTGTAACCCTACGTTCAATTGGGTTAAGACAATGGTATACGACAAGTGGAAGGAAGGGCAGTTACCTGACAAGTGGCTGTACATCCCCGCACTGATTACCGATAACCCATACCTGACGGAGGACTACCTGGAGAACCTCAAGAACATGACCCGCCTAAAGTACGAACAGATGGTACTCGGCAACTGGGATATTCAAATGAAGACCGGCGGTGAGTTCTACAAATCATTTGAACTGGACCGCCATGTGGGGCGGTACCCGTACAACCCCGACCTGCCGCTGCACATCTCATGGGATGACAACAGCAACCCATATCTACCCTGTGGGGTGTTTCAGATCGAAGGTAAGGCGCTGCGCATGATTGATGAGATAGCGGGGCGAAACCCGAACAACAGCATTAAGGCCGTCTGTGCTGAGTTCACAAAGCGATACCAGGGCCACCAGTCCGGTGTGTTCATCTACGGCGATGCTACGGCAGAGAAGCAGGACACGAAGATGGAGCGGGGGCATACGTTCTACCGCCTGATCATGGACGCATTACAGCAGTTCCGTCCGCAGCTTCGGGTACCGCCATCTAACCCATCAGTGGTCATGCGGGGCAACTTCATTAACCTGATCCTTGAGAAGGAGTATGACGGCATCACATTCGGTATTGATGAGAACTGCCGCCTAACCATCGGCGACTTCGTGAACACAAAGGAAGCCGCAGACGGGACGAAGAACAAGGAGATGGAGACGGACCCGACTACCCGCATCCGGTATCAGCGCAACGGCCACTTTTCCGACCTGACAGACTACTTCCTGTGCCGTGCGTTCGCTGAATCCTATGCCAAGTATCAGAATGGCGGCAGGACAGCACGGGTAGCCATAGGGCGTAATTTGGCGAAGAATGCGGTTTAACCCCACATATCTACAGAGATGGTAAAAAAATCCGCCTAACTATTGGTCATTTCGGATAACTTTGCGTAAAGACCCTGCGCATGGCCTATCTTATCCGGCAAGATTACGACCGGCTCATTCCCTCACAGCACCTCAGTCAGTTAGTCGCAGGGGACTTCGACCTGTTAATGCCATTCGAAACCGCCGCAGTCGAAGAGATCAGCAGCTACCTTGTACAGAAGTACGACACAGCAGCAGAGTTTACCAGTACCGACCTGTGGGCCTACGGGACCACATACAAGGCCAAGAACAGGGTCTACATCAACGCCACAGCCTTCAGCGCATCGGCTACCTATGCCCAGTACGCCCTTGTGCTGTACAGTGGGTCGGTGTACTACGCCAATGTAGCCATACCTGCCCCGGCCGCTTGGGATGCCACGAAGTTCACCCTTGTAGGTAAGCAATACGCCCTATTCTATGCCACTACGCCTAAGCCCGATTGGGACTACTACACTGCATACGAGGCAGGTAACAAAGTGTACTACAGCGGCAAGACCTACACCGCAGTTAGGGCCAATGAGGGTAGCAACCCCGCACAGAACCCCGCAGACTGGGGGACCGGATCGACCTACAACGTCACCGGAACCATCAGAGTATGGGACACGAACTACTGGACGGCAGGGGACAACCGGAATCAGCAGATGGTCCTGTCCGTTATTGATGTGGTGCTGTTCCACCTTCACACCCGTATCAGCCCAAGCAATGTACCCGAATACCGGGCGCAGCGCTATGATAACGCGATCGCATGGCTCAAGTCATGCGCAAAGGGTGACTACATCACATCGGGCTTGAAGCGCATCCAGCCGAACCAGGGCGCACGCATCAGGCGGGGTGGCAGTCTGCCGAAACAAAACAATAATTTCTAAATGAAGCTACTCGGATTCAATATAACCCGTGCCACTAACTCCGCACAGGTAGCGAAGGGCCGCAAAGCTGCTGCACAGGCTTACATGAGCCGTCAGCAGATGCAGCGCATCCGTCAGGACGCAGCGACCCGCCGCCTTGCCATAGACGAGGCCGAGCGCGACCTGTTCCCGTTCAGGTACCGGATGCAGCAGATGTACCTCAATACCATCGAGAACGGCCACATCCACGGGTGTATTGAACGCCGCAAGGACCTTACCCTTTTACGCCGTTGGGAGTTCATCAATCGTGACGGCACGCCAAATCAGGCTGTGACGGATATGTTCTGCGATATGGTCCGGGGGCAGGCTCATAATCGCAAGTGGTTCACTGACTTCATCAACCACACCCTTGATGCCACCTACTACGGCTACAGCCTTGTATGGCTCGGAGACATTGAGAACGGGCAGTTCCCAAACATTCAGTCTGTTATGCGGTGGCACGTTAGCCCTGACCGCCGACTGATTATGACCTACCCTTACAACCTCAGCGGTCAGTCGTTTGATGCGGAGGAATACAGGAACTGGTACGTCTTCATCGACACACCTTCGGATAACGGCATAAGCCCGTGCGGGTATGGTATGCTGCTCAAGCTGAGCATCTACGAAATCTTTGCCCGCAACCTGCTCGGCTTTAACGGTGACTTTGTTGAACTCTTCGCTCAGCCGTTTCGGGTGGGCAAGACCGACAAGACCGAAGAGGCCGAGCGTGCAGAGTTCGAGGGCATCCTCCGTGACATGGGCAGCAGCGCCTACGCCCTGCTCGATGCCAATGCGGGAGAGAGCATTGAGTTCATCGACAGCGGTCAGAGCGGTACCGGGTATCAGTCCTATGACAATTTTGAGGCCCGTCTTCAGAAGACAATGAGTACCATCATCCTCGGTCACCCCGATGCTATTAACTCGGTCCCCGGCAAGCTCGGCAACGACAGCACCGAAAGCCCGGCACAGATGGCGCTCAGGGACAAGCAGACCAAAGACGGGGTTTTCGTTCAGCAGGCTGTCAATCAGCAGCTGATACCGCGCATGAGGGCGCTCGGGTTCAATATCCCCGATGGTGTGGTGGCCGTGATGAAGAACGACAACGAGGAGGTGGACAACGCCGAGAACATCACAGACCTTGCCGTGAAGATGAAGACCGCAGGGCTTCAGATGGATGCAAAGTATTTCACAACCCGCACAGGCATACCGGTACAGGCAGCGGCCCCCGCACCTGCCCAGTTCACGCCGTCTGTGGCTGCTAAACTCAAAAATCTATACGGCGGCTGATGCAGTTCACGGAGAGGCAAATAAAGGAACTGATAGCCAAGATTGAAAGCGGCGAATATGACGAATTCAATCTGCCGGTGGACTATTACAATGCCCTCACCGCATACCTTAAGAAGGCGGTGTTTGAGGGTTTCGGGGCCACATTGGATTCGGTTAGCCGTATGGACATTGATCTGTTGGAGGAGTTGGTATTCAACGTCCATGTGTTCGCAGCGGCTAAAGACTTTCAGCAGACACTCGAACTGCGTAGGCTGTTAGTGGACGACGAAGGCAACGTACGCAGCAGCCGTGAGTTTAACCGCCTTGCCCGTGAAACCTACGACAACTGGAACGATAACTGGGGCAGGACGGAATACAACACCGCAGTAGGGCAGGCTGACATGGCGGCGAAGTGGCGGGATATTGAGCGGAACAAAGACGTGATGCCAAACCTGGAATACTCCGCCGTAATGGACCCGAATACCTCGGAGATATGCGCACCGCTTGATGGCATCATAGCCCCTGTGGATGACCCGATATGGGACAAGATTACGCCGCTGAATCACTTTAACTGCCGGTGCCTTCTCCTGCAAACCGACCAACCCGCCACGCCCGACTATCAGGACAGGGCAGGGGAGGTGATCAAGACCATACCGGATGCGTTTCAGAACAACCCCGGCAAGACGGGCGAGATCTTCACGAAAGACCACCCGTATTTCGAGGTCAGCAACCAGTACAGAGATTGGGCCAAGGAGAACTTCGGCCTCGAACTACCAAAATTCACACGCAATGATGAAACCAACTAATCGCACCGGATTCTTAGCCGTGGACATGGTTCACGGGCTGCTGACCCATTACAAGATGTTCAACCGCCCGGTGGATGAGGTGCGGCTTCACCCGAAGCTGTGGCAGCAGTTCCGTGACTATTGGGTGCGCAAACACCCTGAGATGAGCGATGACATCGACCACTTCAGCGAGGTGCAGTTCAAGAACACCA